CATTCATATCTTGAATGGGGAGAAAAGTGCCTAGACAAATTTATCGGCATGTTCGCTTTCTTGATTTACGACAAAAAGAAAGGACAGGTGTTTTGTGCTAGAGATAGAGCTGGCGTAAAACCTTTCTTTTATTATTGGCATGATGGATTATTCATGTTTTCTTCTGAGTTAAAGTCTTTTCATGAGCACAACCGGTTTCAAAAAGAAATTGATAAAAGAAAATCTGATAGAGGTAAGACTGTCCAAGCCGAAAAAAGAGATGAATTATTGAAGTTTTTCTCACCAAAAAACAAATCTAACCTTAAAAAAATGTTTGATTTGCAAAAATTGATCGTAGTTGTAAAATTAAAACTTATAAATAACCTTAATAGTATGAAGAAAATAGATACCTTTGTTCAGACCAAAGATGGATTTAAGGTTACTGGTGAAGAAGGTTATGTAGCAATTGATAAACTTGGTGGTGAAGCGGTGAAACTTGTTGATCGTATGGAATTTTCATACAACAACTTTTCTCCAGAGATTATAAAAGGATGGGACAAAGCAGGTAGGAACTAATGAAAACATTCAGGCAATTATTCGAGTCAAAAGACTTTAAACCACATATGATGTATGACCCAAAAACGGGTAAAGGTTACAAAGCAGAAAAAGAAGAAGATCATTTAAGAATGAAGAAAATGGGATATACCCATGATAAACCTTCTGTATCTGAAGAAACACCTCTTGATAGAAAACAAGATCGTATAGACAGAAATGCTGATTTGCGAAAAGCAAGACTTAGGCATAAAGATGAAATCAAAAAAATCCGCGAAGAACTTGATGAACTTGCTCAGATGAGACCAGGTTCTCGCATGGTCAACCGCAAGACCCAAAGCAGAATGAAACAACTCCAAAAAGATTTAGATGCCATGAGAAATTCTACCTTTGGGCAGAGTGCTGATAAGGGTGATGAAGATTATGGGAATGAAGTAAAGAATGCAAAGAGAAAAGATTTGAGATTTAGGAGAGACGAGTTTGATGGAGTTCCTAAAAGTTATTCCTCTTATAAGGATAACAGAAAACCAGTAATGGCAGCAAAAGAATCTGTGGAAAGCGATAACTCAGAAAACTTAACTGAAGATATGCCACCAATGGCAGAGATTGTAATGTTGGCAACCGCCGCAAAAGTTTCAACAGATATCATGATAGGTATGCTTAAATCGGCATATAAAACTGGCAAGGGCTTGAACGCACTTGTAAAACTTGGCAATGATTTAGGCGTTAAAATCGGTAAAAAGATCAGCAAGAATTTTAAAGAGTCTGTTGAATCAGAGGAAAGCGACAACTCAGATAACCTTGATGAAGTTTTAAATATGCAGCAACGTCTTGCTCGTAGTAGAATGTTTAAGAGACATGCCAAGAGAAATGCTATTAAGAGAGAGAAAAAATTACGGCGTAAAGCAACTCAAGGTGATTTGATGAAAAGGGCTGAAAAAGCGGCGAAAAAAGTTCTTATTAAGAAGTTTACAAAAGGTGCAGATAAACAAGATCAAAGCACAGCGCGTAAAATTGAAATTGAAAAAAGAATTGCTAAAATGCAACCTAGAATTAAAGCAATTGCGAAGAAGATGTTGCCTGTTGTGAGACAGCGAGAAAAAGAAAGATTCGGAAAAGTAAATAAAACTGCGCCAGATACAGGGGCTGAGAAACGTGGCAGTTAATTTTACATCATTTAAGCAATATCTAGTAGAAGAAGAAAAAACAATATATTTTACTTTTGGTAGAATGAATCCACCTACTGCTGGTCATGGTCTCATACTTAATGCTCTTAGTAAAAAAGCAAGTCGTAATCCTTACAGAGTTTATGTTTCTCAAACTAATGATGATAAAAAAAATCCATTATCATACAACGAAAAAGTTAAATATTTGCGTAAGATGTTTCCTAAACAATCGCGTAGTATTATGATGAATACATCAGTGAAAGATGCATGGAGCGCGGCAAGCGCAATGCATGATGAAGGTTTCCAAAATCTTGTTATGGTGGTGGGTAGTGATAGAGTAGATGAATTTGACACTCGCCTTCAAAAATATAATGGTGTTAAAGGAAAGCATGGCTTCTATAATTTTAAAACAATAAGTGTTATTAGTGCTGGGCAGCGTGATCCAGATTCTGAAGGTGTTCAAGGTGCTTCTGGAACTAAACAACGCGCAGCGGCCAAAGACAATGATTTTGTATCTTTTGCACAAGGTCTACCTACAACCATGTCAGACAAAGGTGCAAAAGAATTGTTTAATGCAGTAAGAAAAGGTATGGGCCTTAAAGAAGCAAATGAGTTTCACAATCATGTCAAACTGGAAAGTGTGTCTGATATAAGAGAACAGTTTGTTGAGGGTAATATCTTTAATGTCGGTGATATGGTTATGATTACAAACATTCAAGAGCAAGCAATAATCCAAGTAAGAGGTTCAAATTATTTGATTCTTGAAAAGGAAGATGGTACAACAACTCGTAAGTGGATTACTTCAGTTGAGCCTATTGAAGAAAGAGTGAATGAACTTGGAACTGATTCATATCGTAAGGAAGCAGAAAAAAACTATATTCCTAGTAAGAAAAAAGTAAAAGAAGTAGCCCAAGACTCAGATATTAAAGATAAAGAGGGTACTCAACCAGCAAAGTATTATGCTGGTGATATGTCAAAATCCACAAAAAGTAAAAGAGATGCACATTTCAAAAAAGGTGCAAAGATGGATGATGATAATGATCGTGCATATAAACCAGCACCTGGAGATGCCGATGCAGAAACTAAACCTTCTAAACATACAAAAAAATTCAAGCAGATGTATGATGAGGACTGTTGGGATGGTTACAAACAAGTTGGAATGAAAAAGAAAAAAGGTAAAAATGTTCCAAATTGTGTACCAGAAGATGTGAATGAGAATACTAAAGGTCTCAAAAACAAAGCAGAAAAATCTGGAATGCCAGTAGGTATTTTAAGAAAAGTTTATAATAGAGGTGTAGCAGCATGGCGCACAGGCCATAGACCAGGAACGACTCCGCAACAATGGGGTATGGCAAGAGTAAATTCATTTGTAACTAAGTCAAGTGGTACTTGGGGCAAAGCAGACTCAGACTTAGCAGCAAAAGTAAAGGGCAAATAAGATGAAAGATATTTTTCAATTTATAAAAGAAAACGAAACTAGAAATGAAGATGACGTAACTCAAGAGGAATTTCTTGAGGCACTTTTGGAAATAGAAGAAGAACTTGATGCATTTGAACTTGAAGAATCTGTTGAACTTGATGAAAAAGCACCTAAAATAAAAGGTGATTGGCTCAAGCAAGAGCGTGAAAGAAACAACAAACATGATGCCGCGATGGGCCGTACAAAAACTGGACGTAAGAAACCTACTCGCACAATGACTTCCACACAAAAATCTTTGGCTTCCATGCGCGGAGAATCTGTTGATGAAGCAATCTCTATGAAAAATAGTATTAACCAATACTATTATCAAGACCCTAAAGGAGTTGTTCAAGCAGTAGGCAGTAAAGATGCTATGCGTAAGATGAATATCAAGCAAGCAAAAGATGGTAATAAAGGTGGTTCTTTCAGTATTAATCATAAAAAGTATAAGGTTGGTGACCAAATTAAAGAATCTGTTGAACTTGATGAGGCATCCGAAGAAGGTAAAATTCGTGTCATTGATCTGTCGGATGCTCATCCTGACACTAGAATGGGAGCAAAAGAAAAATCTGGATATCAAGTGCAACGTATGACCAAAGGTAAATTTGTAAACCAAGGAAAGCCATATAAGAAATATGCTGATGCAAAAAAAGTGCAGCAAGGTACTGGTCAACATTCTATGCAGTTTGAAGAAATATCTGGTACAGGATATGAATTGTATCATAGAGATTTTTCAGGTGCGATGGGACATGCATATGCTCATGCAAAGAAAAAATTCGGTATTACTGTTGATTCAGATGAGATTGATGATAAAGTTGCTATGGGTCCAAGAAAACCTGGAAATGGTAAAACAAATACATATCGTTTGAAAGGTGATAAAGGTAATATTCAAGTACAGGTCTATAATAGGGGCGGCTCAAAACCATTTGAATTGAATATGTATAAAGAGTCTGTTGAACTTGATGAGGCTTCTAAGCCAGCAAAGGTATTTAAATATGAATTTAAAAACCCAAAGATGGTTCAAGATATAGATGATTTCTTGAAAAAATCTCCTAATGCAATTTCTAAAGATTTGTATCACCACTATAATGCTCAACCGTTTGGTAGAGGCTCAGGAGCAAGTCGTGATATATGGTTTTATCAAGTTAAAGATATACACGCATTTAATCTTGAATTTAAATCAAAAGTTCTAAGGAATATTTCCGGCGCTAAAAATAATATGTCATCTAAAGCAGATGGAATGATTATAGACCGCTTAGTAAAAGAATCTGTTGAACTTGATGAATCTAAGTGGGAATATCAAGACGCTAGAGGAGTCACAAAAACTGGTAGTTTATCTAAAACTGTTGAGAGACAAGGAACAGACGTTTCTTATATTTTCAAAGGTGATGATGGTAAAACTGATGTAGTTTCTGGTTCTCGTTTAAAGAAGATGAAAAAGATCAAAGAAAGTGTAATTGATGAGGCAAAAACACCAGAACTTAAAGGTAATCCTTTCAAGTATTACAAAAAACCCACAAATAAAAAAGAAGCCCAAAGTAATGTAAATTTTTGGCATTATGTTGGTATGGCAGATAATGATGAAATTGAGGATATGGGCAAAATTCCCGCTAACTATAAAAGTTATGCTAAATCAATGAAGCAAGACGCTCAGAGAGAATTGAAAAAGATGAATGAAGCCGTTGAAATGGTTTGTGAGGATTGTGGATGTGAGCCAAATCAACCACAAGAGGGATGCGAATGCCCAAATGATAATAGTGATTTGAATGGTGATCACTGGGTTGTTAAGGGTGAAGATGGTATGAACGAGTCATATGTTCCAGAGAAATTAGGTGTTGGTGATGGTATGAAAGCATGGATAGCAGATTTTAAAAAGTCTGATGCGCCACAGTTTAAAGGTGCTAGTGTAAACAAGAGAAGAAAAATGGCATATGCTGCATATATGGACGCGAAAAGAGGATGATTAGTTTTAGTTACTTTTGCGAAGAAAAAAGCAATAAAAAATTAAATGATCCTTTCAGACTACCAACTGGTTCTAAAAAGAAGTTTGGAGTGTATGTAAAAAACGACAAAGGTAATGTTGTTAAGGTTACTTTTGGTGACCCGAATATGGAAATTAAACGAGATGATCCTAAACGCAGAGCGGCATTTAGGGCAAGGCATGGGTGTGATAAAGACCCTGGGCCGAAATGGAAAGCGAAATATTGGTCATGCTATCAATGGCGTGGAAGTGCCAAAGTAGATAATTAAAAAATATATAAATATAATAAAAGAATAGGAATATCTACTATGGCAACGGCAACAGATAAAAGATTAGATAGAATTGAACAAAAGATTGATACTTTAACTGATGCTCTTGTTACCATAGCAAGATTTGAAGAAAAAATGGATGCTTATGCAAAATACCGTGATGATTCATGGGCGAGAATGAATAAGTTCTCAGAGAAATTAGATGCTATAGAAAAAAAGGTGGATGAAAACTCACACACCGTACAAGTAATAAATAAACTATTTTGGGCGGCAATTGTTGCCGCCGCCAGTGCAATAGCAGCGCAGATTTGGATGTAAGGAGAAAACACCAATGGACCCGAATAATGAAGTAAACCAAAATATTGCCAGCGCATACTTAGAGATGTTAGCACTGGAAGAGAAGAAAAAAACTGAAGGACTTGATGCAGTAAATAAAGATGCTGTTAAAAAGAAGTTCAAAGATCGTAAAGATAAAGACATTGACAATGATGGTGATGAGGATGAATCTGATGAATATCTTCACAATCGCCGTAAGACTGTAAGTAAAGCGATTGATAAAGACGGTGAAGTAGATCAAGATAAACCAAAGGTAACTTCTTCAGATGCTGATTCTGAAAAAGATAACGATGATGATCGTGACGAAAAAGGTTCAGTTCTTAAAAAAGATAATGATAAGAAAAAAACTGCTGAACAAACAAAAGAATCTGTTGATGAAGAAAATCTCAAAGAGTTGGGATTAGAAATACTTGATAAAATGTCTGAAGCAAAAAAACCAGTGTCTCAAATGACTCCCAAAGAAAAAGAAGATGACGCTGCAAGACGTAAAGAGTATAATGCTTATCAGAAATCCAAACGTGGTGACACTAAAGAAGAGGGGATCATTGATCGTTGGTTAGCAGGAAAACCTAAAGGTGGTGCTAAACATTGGGTGACTAAAAAGTCAGATACCAAAGAATCTGTTGAACCCAGCCTTCTTATGAAGCGTATTCAAGAAACACATGGTCTTGTTGAAAAAAGAGTAGGTGACGCTGAACAGAATATTGATACTTGGGATAAGCAAGTTTCTAATCGCAGAGCGGATGATGTTCTTGATACAGAAATGACTGAAAAAGAATTTATGGATATGCATAATATTGATACTCCAGAATTTGTTGATGGTCCGAAAGTTTCCAATAAAACTATGGATGCTATAAAAAATAGTGTTAAGTCAAAATCTGCAACAAGAAATAATGATA